TTATACCCTTTCTGTGTACTTCAATGAAATCCAGCCTGCGCCGGACTTCAACTTTCCCCATCCGTTCTGCTCTGCTGTGATGGTATAAATGCCACCCTTCTTAACCGTAGTGGTGACCTTGTAGGATGTACCAGCTCCGGCACGTACATTCAGTGTGTTGGCAGTAATGCGAACTTTGTAGTTGCTGGATGCCGGCTGTGTCGGTGCCACCGTAGGCTGTTCTTCCGTCACGCCCAACCTCTTATTGACCTCGGCAGCAATATAGGCATGTTTGCCATACAGATAATCTCCGGGACATGCCTTGTTTTTGAAATCCCTGTGGACTGTCATGTTGCATCCGTTCCGATGATTAACTCTGTCGTTTTTGTTCGTGCTCCATACCAGTTTGCTGATACCGTTCCGTTTACAGATGTCTGCTACCAATGCAATCAGCGATGTCATAGCTGCATCCGATACGTGCCATCCGGTTGCTGCTCCGCCGTCATTGGCTACCTCAATGGTTACGGCTCTCATGTCATTTGCCTTGTTACTGCTGCACCAGCTACGGTCCTTTTCTTCCACGTATAGTCCAATCCTTCCATCACTGCCAATACCATAGTTGGATGATGCCATACGTGTTCTCTTGGCAAACAACTCTCCGCATCTCTCTACGGTCAGATTGCCCGCCATACAATGGATGGTAATAGTATCAATCTTGTGGTTTCTGGGTGTTTTATTTGGGCTTATTCTGGTGTAAGTTGCCAGTGTACTGTTACTCATGCTTTCTACCTTCTTTCCCTCATCAAATCGTGTTAAATTGTAATTTCTAATAACTGCCATCAGATTGTCCACATACTTTAACGATGTGGCGTATCCGTCCGCTCTGATGTTCTGCAGGTATTCTCCCGGAGTTGTGACACCCTTCAAATTTGCGTATCTGGAATTATTGATAAAATCAAAATACCCTCTCACGCATGCTTCCATATCCGGGAATGCAAACCATTGCATCTGGGCTGATGTGTATGTTCCATCTGCCTTTTGCTCGCTGCCTACCTTGGTGTAACTGCCGGTTGCCGTTGGGCACCGCCCCGGCTTATACTTCAGCCCAAAGTAATTGTTTGCCTTAACTGCCAGCTCCGAAGTGCCTCTGGCAGACTCCAGTACCGCCTGCGCTATGATAGGGCTATGTACGCAGATGCCATATGCCGGGGCATATTTCTGCACATATGCCCCGATTTTCTCGATAAACTCTGTGGTGTTCATGGTATTACTCCCTTTTATCTGTGGTTTTGTTAAATCTTCCCCACAATTCACTAAGCTTTTCCCAGCCATACATAGCCACGAAAGCTACGATAAATCCGGCAAGAATGGCGGCAATAATCATGTACCACAAAATAGACTGCTGCACATACTGCATATAGGCAATAAATGCCGTCAGGGTAAGTCCAATGGACAGGACAAACACGAGGATGTCCGTAGGAAGTTTAGAAAGCACACCTACACCCTTAAATACCTGCGTGATGACCGACACCATAAATGCCAGCGCACCAATTACTGCCAAAATCAAAGTTACATTCTGAATTAACATTTCCATACATCTCACCTTTTTAACCTTTCTGTTCCAAATCCTGAATTCTGTGATTGATTACCTTAATCTGTTCCTCTACGACCGGCATCCGCCGTGCAAAATTGTTATGCTCCCGGACTTCCCGGGTCAGCTCCTCAATTTTGCAGTTCGTCACCGCCTGCGTTGTCTCCAACTGATGCTCAATCTTCTTATTGCTCTGTGCGTTTGTAATAATCACCCCGCACAGCGAAAGAACACCTGATGCTACTGCCGCTATAATTGCATCCATTCTCTTCCACCTCCCTTTGGATAAAATAAAAGGCCGGTAACCACGTTTGTGGCTATCGGCTCTTAGGCGCTTATTCCTCTTTCATTCCATTGTCATCTTCTGAAAACTCTCCGAGTGCTTCATAATAAAAATACCAGCCGGTATAGTTATATCCGTTTTTCACCTTAAATCCCTTACCGTCTTCGGTGAAAAGATTGGATACATTGGTAGGGATGCCAACTGTATCGTTGGTGTCCTGTCCCGTTTTTCCTACGGTGGTTGTGGATATTCTGGAGTCATATACATGGTGGCTCCGCACCGTAGAGCCACGCACTACCGTTACCGCAATATACACCGGCACAAAGCCGCAATCGACGGATACTGTAGTCTGCGCCGGAATATCTAATCTACCGGTTTTCACACGTTGTTTCTTGCCTGAATTACGAAATCTAATAGCCATGTAACTCCTCCTATTTCTCTGTAATCTTCACGGCTTCAATCACAACATCCCCAGAAGTTGCAGAGTCGAAAGTAATCGTCATGCTTCCCTCCGTCTGTGTTCCGTGTGGCACTGCATCCGCCATAATGCTTTCTGTATCGTTACTGGGATAAACGTCGATAAGGGAAGATGCTGTGATGTAGTCACTGTTAATGACATACGATGTGGAACCTGCCGGAATGGTGAATGGTCCAATCGTATACCCGAAAGCTGTCGCAATTCTGGCTTCCAGGTCGTTCATATTAGCAGCGCTGAACGCATCTCCTTCCTGTGATACAGTACCCTCGCTGCGTGCCACTGTCACGGTCTCCTTGCTACCGTCTGTTTTTGTTAAAACCCTGCGGGTGGGGTATTCCGTCACCCTGTCTTTCCATGTTTTCGCACTAAACATAGTATCCTCCTTCTTAAATTAAATTGTTCCTACCAGTTCACCTGCATACAGTTCTTCACCGGCATAATAGCCAAAATCAGAATGATAATTCATATATACATCATGAAGAATTTGTTCCACGGCATTCAGTTTCTGCCAATTATTCACCGGCATGTCCGGCACCGCCGGCGTATCCTTATTCACTGTGCCAGCTTCCCGGATAGTTGATACATTCTGCAGCATGTCCGTAAAATACTTTACAGTCGGGAACTCCGGCAGATTATCCTTATAGGTCAGCATCGGAATGCCAAGAAGCTGCGCTATGATGCTGCAGTTATTCTCTATCCGTTTAATATCCGCCTTATTAAGTGCACCTTTCATGCCGGCCATCCACTCTGACCGTTCTTCTGCTGACATGGCATCCCAGCCTATCGCGGCAAGTGCCTTTACCCGGTCTACATCTGTCTGGGTTCTGTCATATACGAACCACGGCAGAATATACTCTATGACATTTTCATACGTGGCTTTGTTTCCTGCCTCGTCGTACATTTCAATGGCGATATCATACAGACCATCCTTTGCCACTTCTACCTCTGCCCTCCATCTCACAGGATTGGCTTCATCCTGTGAGAAGATGGTTTCCGCACCATTTACTGTACCGGCCACGTATATGATGTCTGTGGAAAGGTCAAAGGCTATACTTCCGGTCATCAGCTTACCTCAACAGTAATAGCCACTCCTGCACTCGTATTGGCCGGGTTCGGTGACAGGATAATGGATGAAATTTTAGGAACCGATGTATCAAGCTTCACCGTCAGTGTAATGCTTGTGGACTTTCCCGCGCTGTCCGTAGAAGTAACAACGATGCTGTTGGAACCCTCCGCCAAAGTCAAAGCCTTGGAAAATGTACCATCTGAAGCTACAGTTACAGTTCCCTGACTCACGCCGTTAAGTTTAATGGTTACTGTAACAGGGGAAGATGTAGCATCATTGGATTTTCCGCTTACTGTTACGGATGCACTGTTGGTAATAAGTCCGGTCTGCGGTGATGTAATGGACAATTCTGGGGGCACGGTATCTACCTTGAATGTTGCCGATACAGCGGTAGCTGCGTTGCCGTCATTATCCGCTGCATTTATAGTGATACTGTGGCTGCCATCGGCAAGGGTTGTCTGCGGTGTGAATGTAAATTCATATCCATTGGTAATACCTACACTTGCCATGCCGCTGCTGGTTGCCGTATACGTGGTGTTATCAATCTTAAGTGTTACGGAAGAGAGTTTCACACCACTGCCTCCTGTTTCGTCCGTTACGGTAAACTTAATCGGCTGCTTGTTATTTGTCACCAGTGCGCCGCTGGACGGTGATGTCAACGTAATCACCGGCTTAATCGTTTCTTTAACTACAAGGCGAAGCGCCGTTCCTAAAGTTGCATCTGTCGCATCCTTCGTCACCACCGTTCCGGCATCATTTGTTACCTCGATTTTAACCGGGTAGTACCCCCCTGCCATATTGTAGGATGTAACGGCCGGTGCCGTGATGCTGCCTGTCCATTTGCCATTTGATAATGACAGATTGGACCATACTCCATTGATTTGTACCCTTACACTTTTTATTGCCATTAAATCACTCCTATCTCCTGCCCTGCTGCCAGCTCAAAATTACTGTTACGGGCATATTTTGTTTCCGTTGTGAATGTTTCTATATCCTCCGCCAGCACCGTTACTGTTACATTCGACCTTGCGGTAACGGTCTGGCTGGAAAGGTTCGCATTATATATAACTGGTCGCATCTGCATTATATAATCACATCTCCTCCCGCATATATCTCGCCTGCATAGTAGTCCGCCACAGTTATAGTGGCGTATCCCCGGCAGGTGGCACTTGCTATATATCCGCCCGTCAGGTCTATGGTCTGCTGCGTTATGCCAGTAACTGCATAGCTGCCGTCCGTATTCTGGACTTCTACCCAGTTTCCAGCGACTTCATCCTGCATCAGGTAACGGATAGACACTATTTGCCTTAACTGGTAGTAATTAAGCATCCTTTCCGCCACCTCTTTGGCTCTCTCCGCATTGAACAGGGTTCCGCCCTCATAGGATTGGATATTCTCCACTTCGCCGGCATCTTTAACGGCTACCCTCGCCGTGTAAGTAATGTCCTGACTTTCATATTTTCTGCCCTTGATTACACACGTTCCTGCGGCGTCCATGCTCACAGCCACATAATTGGTCGCCGCCGCTACCACGGAACCGCCCTCTGCGGTGATGCTCTCTGGCATGTACGGCTCCGACAGTTCCATAGTGGTTGTGCCAGCCGGAAGAACATCGTTATAAATCTCACTGGCTTCTGCCTGCAGACTATACGATTTATAGGCTATGGAAATGCCAGATACATAATCCGCCATTTCTACGGTCGTTCCCATAAATTTACGGTCTGTAGTAATCGTGCTGGTGGTAGACCTGTCCGGCATACGGATGCTGATATATCCCTGCCTGTCGCAGCCTGCCACGGCGCCGCAAGCAAATACTACCTGCTGCAATGCTTCCCGGTGGGTGCAGATGGGGATATGCCCGTATAGCTGAATAGCTGCCACATCATCCGCCACCTTGTACTCCGTCACTCCGGCATCCGCCATAATGGCATCAATGACTTCGCCGGCTGTTTCCCCGGCATAAATTTTTCCGCCGTAGAACTTGGTCTTGTCAAGGATACCCATGCGGTCAATGAGGGAAAAGCTGACTACATTGCTGCCACTCTGCCAGGTGTCTATATAGAATTTCCCACAAGGTACTTCGCTTGTCCCAACCTCTTCCGTCATGGATACGTGCTGGCTCTTCTGGATGGATTTCCATATGCCGCTTTTGTTGGTTGCATCCCATTCCCCCGCGGCGTCTACCACGGATATATCGCAGGTGCCTACCGGGATGGTGGCTGATGTAGTATCCAGTTCTTCAGTAATGGATGCCGTCTGTATCTGTTGACCACTCCACTCAATTTCCATGCCGTATTTGATATACCGAAGCTTTACCCGCTGCTGTGGCAACCGCGTTTTCAAGAATGTAATCACAATCTTTCCGTAATTCTCCACCTGCTTCCTACACAGGAAAGTCAGGGCATCCGGCGCATATTCTTCCTCAATAATCTTCTGTCCGTAGGTGTCATACCATGCCACCTTTATGTCCGCGGGATAATCATCCAGAAAATACAATGTGATGCCCGCCGATGTGTGCGGAGAGGTAAAGGAAATGGTTAATATCGGCGGTGAAGTAAACGTCCCATCTTCACCCGATATGCCGGATATAAGGGGAATGCATGTCTCATCTTCCATGATTGCCCTGCTGCCGTCCAGTACCGCACTGTTCAGGTCCGGTATCAGGTACTCGGGATACGCAGCATCGACTTTCAGCAGTTCCAGCTTTCCGATATCGGCATTGGGGAACTCCGGGGAGCTGTCGGATAAGGCAGACACATCCACAAATTCCATATGTGCTTTACAATTTGTATATGGCATCTGCTATACCTCCTACCCCGGCTTTCTCGCCGGCTTCTTTGCCGTAAACTTGCACTGCAGTCCTTTCATCTTCGCGGTGTTTGACAGTATCTTTTCGATTTCATCTGATACCCCAGACACATACCCACGGAAGGAATAGGTTCCCTTCACTGTCGGTAGGGAAAAATCATGAAATTCTACCGGCTCTGTGAGCTTATCCCACAGCTTTTCGTATAATTCGTCATTATCGATGGTGCCGAAGCTCATCTGATAGTTGAAATAAACGCCAATCAACTCCCTTTTCAGGTCGCCGTCCTCGGTTCGCTCTGCATACTTATCCAGAAAGTCCGCCGTCCTCTTGATGCTGACAAGAGGCGCATCAAAATAAATTCCATCAATTCGTATACCCTGTGTGTATTCCATATGTGCCTCCTTATGTTGTAGTTACCCGGAAGTTACGTCCAATACGGCTGTTTTCAGCATCAATTACCGGTTTCAGCAATCGTCCCAACTCTGCAAGGTTTCCTTCAAAACGAATGGTTATATCCCCTATGCGTCCATTTCTATCCAGTACATTCTGTACCGCATCCTCTATTGTGGCTAACGGTGCCTCTACGTTGGTTCCACTTGTCTGGTCTCCCAGAACAGCCAAAAATTGATGATTAGGTGGAATAACCGCACCTTGTGCCAAATAAGGTATTTTGTTATAAGTTTGCTGTGGAATATTGAAGCCGAATGTCTTACCGCCAATTCCATAAACCCAATCAGGCACCTTAAAACTGAGTGAATTCAGGGCATTTACTATAGTATTCATCATCGACTCAACTGCGCTAATCATTTTGTTAATGAAACCAATAATCATATTTATTGGCTTCTTCGCTACTGTTACAGCTCCGTTCAGCAATGTTTTTAGCTTATCTGGAATACCTTTGAAGAAATTAACTAAACCATTTTTCATATCTGTAAAGCTTTTTTTCAGCTTGACTGCTACTTTTTGAGAGAAAAACTCTGCAATTTTGGTTCCCAAATCTTTAATTTTAGTCCACAACCCAGTGAAAAATGTACCCAGTGTTTCTCCAAATGCACAAATTCCTCCCCAGATATCTTCCCACCATAACTTAAGAGCATCACGCCAGCTTCCATCAAGAAAAGACTCTTTAATAGCATTTAGCTGTTCTCCAAAGCCCATTTCTATCTTGTCGCCTGTAATCAGTTCGTATAAGTCCTGCCCTATATGCCATCCTAATATGGCAGCTCCTACCGCTGCAGCAGCTCCGCCAAGTGCTGTCATCAAAGGACCTGCTGCTGATAAACTATTTACAAATCCAACAATTTTCCATAAAAGAAATGCTTCGCCGATTATAAACGCAATGTTCTTTATTTTCTCTAATTTCTCATATAAATCCTCCGCCCAGCTATAGTCTGCTGCGGTAAGCTTCACTTCCTCAAAGGCATCCGCTCCCGTGGCTTCTCCTCCTGTACCACCGCTACTATCATTTTTAGACAGCACATTGATACTATCAAATGCAGCAAGAGCTTCTTGTGCCGCACTTTTGGCAGTATTCAGTGACTTTGCATAATCTACAACCTGCTTTTTTGCCCTCGTATATGTAGCCTTACCACTGATAGCCGCCAAGAATTTTGACATTGTTTCAGCAGCGCTGTTTAACCACCCTATAAGTTTTGTCAGATATGGAATTGCCATATTTGCAATAGGTTCAAAGGCTGCTGCCAGCCCATTTTTCAGCTGGGCACTCTGGCTCTTCAATGCGGACATAGCTGCATTATAATCCGAAGAATACTGCGCAAGGTTCTTGAAGCCTTCCTTCATACTGGATACCATCGCATTAAACGCCTTACTTATCCAGTTGAATACCAGAAGGGATAATGCAATACCCTTAAGTCGGGAACCGATAGTCCCAAGCAACCCGGAAGATTTTTTGCTGCCCTTTGCAACCGTATCAAAAAACTTCTTGCCGGAGTCGCTGGCTTTTTTGAAGCCGCCACTGTATGCATTCACTTCTTCCTTGATATCGGAGAGTCGTCCCGTTATAGCATCGTGTTCCTGATAGCCTGCAGTTACTCCTGCCGCTTCCAGTTCTTTAAGCCGCTTTTTTAAGGCAACTTCTTCCTCCAACAAATTGACAATCCGTTGGTCGGATACAACAGCATTTTCTTTAAGCTCTGCTATTTTCTTTCCAGTATCAGACTGTTCATACATACTCTTGTTGTATGCATCCAATGCATTTTTCGCTTTTATAGAGGCATCTATCCATCCAGCATAAATTTCATCGTATACTTTATCTCCGGCTCCAAAACCTTTAGACTCTAAGTTTTTTAATTGTGCAGAATACTGCTCTGCCATAACAATAAGGTTATTCCAAGACCCATCCTGTTGCTGTAATTTTATTTTTACCTTCTCAGTAGATTTTCCGGCATTTTCTATGGCTCTTGCCGCTTTCTCTGCGCTATTCTTGACATTGTCAAATCCCTTCTGCGCCGCATCCAGCCCAGATGCATCCATCTTTGTTCCGACACGTATAGTTGCATCATAATTAGCCATCTCATCACCTCACTTCAAGCCAGTAAATAACTACTGGCTCTTAGGCGCTCTACTGGCTTATTTTTTTCCTAACATTTTCAGGAACGCTTCCTGTGCTTCTTTGTTTTGCTCTTCCTCTTCTGTGCTGACTTCTTCTTTATCCGCAAGGGAATAGATTTTCTTCACCTGGCGGAGCCGCTTCTTTTCCTCCGGTGATGCCTTGGAAGGGATTTCCTTTAGCCGTATATCGACGACGCGGGTAAAATTGCATTCTTCTAAATTTGATAAAAGCCCCATGAAGGTAAACCAATGCATATCTACCGTGTTAAGGTCTATTCCGTACTGTTTCAAAAAAGCCGCATAGACACGCCACTGGTCGACGTCAAAATCCATTACCTTCAGCTTATGGTCCTTGCCCTTACTTCTTTCGTGATTGTCATGGTCGTATTCGCTCAACCACCACTGAAGGGCATCCATAGCCTTTTCAAACGGCGGCTGCTCATTCGGAAACAGCAAGGATAATGCTGTGGCAACCTTTTCCCTGCTATTAAGAGCATCGTCCACAAGGCACTGGGATACCTGGATGCCGATGCGGAAATCCGTATCTACCGGGTACCCGTCCCATTCATCCGGCAGGGCATCCAGCAGCACATTAAACACGGCGTGCTCCTCTTCTGGTTCGATTGTATTTCTTGCTGATTTCCTTCTGCCGTTCATCCATGTATTTCTCCGCAATAGGCATAAGCTGGTCGAAGAAATCCGCAATCATGTACGGACCGGGTACCGTGTCGCCGAATACCTTTCTGCAGGTATCTGCCCCAAAGATATCATCAATGCGGGCCATAAGTCCCTTTGTCCGTTCAATCATAAGGGTAACATGGTCCCGCAGTTCCATCTTCTTTACTTCTTCGGACTCCAACTCCTTGGAAATGGTCTGAAACTCGTCCATAAGGTTACAGAACCGGTCAAGGAACATGGTATCCTCCACGTTGAGGGTAATGGTTTCCCCGGCATCGTTCACCTCGATAACAATTCCGCGGGAAACTCTGATTTTCTGTACGTTTTCCATTATAATTACCATCCTCTCTGAATGTGATGGGTGACAGAGAAGTACACCCACCACATATGTTAATTATTGATTAACACCTACACTATTCGATTTCGCCGGCAGTGAATGTCTTTGTGCTGATGTTGAATGTACCGTGGATATCCTCGCCACACTGCTTAATGCTCACAACATTATGAACATAATCACCGCCATCGCCGCCGTTGGACGTCACAGACACGGTGCAAGGCACCTTGATTGCCTTATATGTGCCGGCGGAGCCATTTACCGCATCCCGTAAACGCAGGCGCACGAAGGAAGTCTTTGCAGATGCGCCGGTAGGCAGCTTGTCAACCATGCTGTCCAGCCATTTCTGGACTTTATCTTCTACGCAATCCTCTTTGTCCACGTCAAAGGTGCGCTGATATGCCTTTACGTTATTGGACTTGCTCTCCATATTAATGTACTGCTTGGTCTCTTCCTCCGGGTTCATTTCCTCGGTAAGAGACTCAATTCCGTCACCCAGCAGCTCATAGGCTTCTTCGGCCGCACCCATACTGGTATCGATGAAATGTTTAAGGTCTGTTCTCATCTCAATTCTCCTTTACATATGCATATGTGATACCTACCGTTATCTGGTAGATAGAGTTATTAGTTTCTGTTTTTCCTTTATAAAAGGGAGTTGTTACTTCTACTTTCTGTACCTTGGCATCCGTAATGTCAGGAAAGGACCTGTTACAGGTCTGTTCTTCCACCCACTGCTCCAATGCTTCGCCAAAGCTGTTGTTTTCCATGCAGTCTGTATTTGTGCTGGTCGGAAGTCTTGCAGCAAGCGTATAATGTTCTGTGATTACCTTAGTACCGGAAAGATATGTTTTCATGTTACGCATAGGTTCTTTGACAAGAGCATAGTCAATATCACCATGCATCAAATCCGTATCAATATGCTTCATCTTCCAGTATTGAGTTGGATTAAATAATTTCAACCATTTGATAATGGCATCTGATACTGTCATTGCCCTGCAATCCTCCTTGCGCCCTGTTCTATCTTTTTAAGTCCGCCATCTTGAAGCATTCTGGGTACCCAACGTGCGCCTCTGTCATCTCCCCTGTAATATTGCAATTTTCGCTTGGTCGGTACTTTTTCTACTTTTTTTCTGGAACGCCACCCACCGTCTGCAACCTGAAAGCCCGCACAGTGCAATAATGGGTCTTCGTACACAATGCCACCCCACATGTAATGGGCATATGGCATATTCCATACGACATCTGTCCCATCCTCAATATGTCCACTGGCCAGAAGGTCACCTGTTTTGAAAGGAACATAGGGTTCTGATAAATCTAAAACCTGATTGGTAACAAACTGCTGTACCTTTCCCCGTTCTTCAAGCCCCAGTTTCTTGATGCAGTCCTCCAGGTTAAAACTGCACTGATAATCCAGCTTACTCACTTTCCCACCACCTTTATGGTCTTTAATCTCGGGCGGTTCCGATTGTCCGATACTGCCGTCACGGTGACGGCATACTGGAAATCATCCCGCAAATTGGAAATCTTGTACGCCCGGCTGATTTCCTGTTCAGATACGCCCAGCACCAGCATGTCCTGTCCCGCTTTCGGGTTAAGAGTCCAGAAGCCTGCTGCCTGCTCGGCGGTCAGCTTGGCGTACTCTGTGGGCGGCAGGTAGGGCTTGTTGCCGTAACCGCGCTGAAAATCAACGGTGATGCTCTCTACCTTGCTTTCCGTCTGCACGTTGCCGGATGTCGTAGTCTCCGTCTTGTTATGGCTCCACTGGACGCCCTTTATCACTGACCGGAACCACATTTCCTTTTCGGTGTCCGGGTCCCGGTGGTAGTTGTATACCGTCATGGTATCGGTAAAAAGTACACTCATAACGCACCTGCCAATCCCGTTCCTGATAGCCCGGAACGAATGACAGACATAAGCTGTACTTCCTTCTCCTGCGCCGTGGTGACCTTGTAGGACTCGGAATATCCATCATTGCTGACAGATACGATGCCGGTACCCATGCCGGAAGCTTCCTGCACACTCATAGCGGCAAGAAGCTGGCAGAAGGTGTCCTGGATTTGCATGTGTACCTGGATTTGGAAATCCGTGGCGGTGTCCTCACTGTAGGCATCCTCAAACTGCTTCGCCCGCATGTGGGTTATGGTATTCAGTTTGATTTCTGCCAGTTTGGAAATACGATTAAACTCTGTCTCATCCGCAATATTGGCATAAAGGGAGCGGTACTGCTCCCACGTTATGTAAGACATACTGCTCCCTCTCTTCCTACTTAGGCTGCTGCCTTAGGCTTAACCTTAATACCCTTAAGAACACCTGCCATTTTGCTATTTTTCAGAACAGCTCCGGCAAGCATTTCAACTTCGCCTTTCTTTACGGCACCCGGTGCACTCAAATCAGGAAGATAGGTATGCACCATCTTGCTGCCATCAACGGAAATACCGTGGAACGCATTAAGTCCGAGTTTTACCGCATAAACCGATGTTTCACCATAGGCAGTGGTGGACGGAGTCGTTGTTTCGATTACATCTACACTCTTCGTACCGTTGTAATACTGACCCACATCCATCATTGGAATACCATTGTATTTTTCAACAACTCTTCCAAATCCATCAGTAGTTCTCTCATAGAACCCAGCACGTCTCGCTGCCGCTCTTGTTTTGGTGAGCAGTTCATTATTCATCAGAAGGATATCCGGCTTTTCTGCCAGCTTACTGATGAATGCATCCAGTTCATCCAGATATGCATTGTAGTTGCTGTCCAGCAATGCACTGGTAGAAATGTCAGCTTCGGACGTATATTCTGTATCAGAACCGGATAACAGTTTTTTAAGTCCGTCAAAGGTTCCGGTAACATATCCACTGCCAGATGCTGCAGACGTACCATTGATTACAAGATTATGGAAGTAATTTGCTCCTGCCTTAGTCTTTTCCTTAATCTGGAAATCAATTTCATCAACCGCACCACCAGTTTCCGCAATAACACGGTCTACTTCAAAAGAGCCACCGAGGATAACAACTTTTGCTGTCGCTTCCTCTCTCTTTGCCTCGTTAGGTGCGTATTCGGAATTGATAGAACGTACAGCTACAGTGGACGGAGTTTTTAATCTCACGTAGCCATAAGTAAGTGTAGAACCACCAGTTCCGGGGGATACCGTATCATCGAATGTGAGCATATCCAGTAAGAGGGATGCTCTTCTGAACTCATCAATGACATTCTGGTCTACTTTGTCAGCCATGCCGACTTTTGCTTCTGCTAATGTTAAAGACATATTTCATTCTCCTTATTTATATCTCTCCTTAAGTGCATCCTTAAGGGTGTCTGTTGACTGTCCCGGTGTTTTCTGTACCTGTCCAATCAAGTTTCCTGTTCCTGTCGGTTTGGGCTCCGGCTCGCCACCGAAGAGCATCTTGCTATCTTCTTTCTCTGTCAGTGCTTTCAGCGCCGCGGCAATGTCCTCTTTCTGATTCTTGGACGCTTTCAGTGTGGGAACGTCCAGCAGGGCGGTGATTGCCTTGGCATTCCTGCCCTTGACCGCTGCAATGCTTTCCTTCACCAGGTCGTCAAAGTCACGGTCTGCAATCTTGGCATCATAGTCCTTCTGGATATTGGTTTTCTCGGTTTCCAAATCCTTGATGCGCTGGTTAAGCCCGGACACATCCACATCCTTGAACTCATCAAGTTTGGTCTGCAGGTCCTTCATGGCAGTGTCGTTTGCCTTAATCGTCTCATTGGCTGCGTCCAGCTTCTCTTTCTGCTTGTCGTAGTCGGCTACCGTCTTATAGTTTTCCGCTACTGCAGTATTAAGGCCGTCTTCTTTGTCCTTAGGCACCTCAATGCCCAGTTCTTTCAAGATAGTTAAAATGTTCTTCATATCGTTCTCCTTAAATGATTTATTTACCGGGCTTTCCCCGGTATGGGAAGTTGCAGGGACGGGATTTGAACCCGTGACCTTCTGGTTATGAGCCAGACGAGCTTCCAGACTGCTCCACCCTGTAATGCGACAATAAAAAAAGCGCCTTGCAGCAATTCCATTAAGAATTTACTACTTGGCGCTTAGGCTCTATTGTCAATATCGATTCAGTTTTACACTTTTTGCAGTACCCCGGGAAATTCCTCAATACAGTGTCTTTTCGTAACATCTGCATATGTGGATTTCCACACCGAGGGCACTTACACCAATAATACCCCTTTGGCAGCATATATTAACCCTCCATAGAGATATTATAGCAGAACATTTGTTTCGTTGCAATGATATAATTGCGAATTATGTATTATAATCCAGGTACAACCTCTTTTATTCCTTTTGCCGCATTATACATTCTCTGCATAATAGAATTTTCCTGCAGATACTCTAAGCCTTTCAGTGTAATTTGAATATTACGGCAGTCGCAGTTCCTGTTTCCAGATATATCTCTCATTATTCGGACACCTTTAATGTATCCTACATCCTCCATCATCTCAATATATCTCATCCAACGCTCATCACTTACGCATAGGGCATTCGCATCAAATTTTCCTATGTCTGCATACTCGTTATCCATCTCTTTCTCAAGCTGTGACAGAATTTTATATACTGCTTTGAAGTTATCCATTACTTCTCCTCCATAATTGCCTGAATTTGCGGCATGTACTTGTTTGCAAGTATTGTATTCGCTGTTGTTCTTGGACCGTCAAGATGTCTTCCATCTGGTGCAGGTGTTTCCTGCTCCATTTTTTTCATCTCACTTTCCCACTCATCAGTGATTGCCTTTATTCTATCTTTTTGGTCTTGTGTCAATGTTTTACCCTCATTTAGAGAAATCTTTCAGCAAATTATATACCACGCAATATATTATCCGGTCTTTCCTCATATCCAATTCCATTATTACATTCGCTTAAGTTCCTCGGGTCCACTTCAAAAAGTATTTTTTTAGGAATTCCTTCTGGAAATGCATCACAAGCACACTTCCATCCATCAATGTTTTCTCTCTGATGTATACAAGAGTCACATGCCCAACCAACACAAATCATTACTTTGTCCCTTTCACATATTCATTATACAATTTTAATGCTTCATCCGGTACCTTTTCTTTTCTATATAACATAACCTCTACTTCGGCAATACATTCTGCTCCGTCCTTTTCTGCAATTATACTAACTTCTGGAATATGTTTTTCTTCAAGAATTGCGTTCATTTCTTTTATATCCTGAACACTTTTTTGATAATATGCTTTTGCATGCCCACATTCGTGCACAACAGCTTCTCTTAAATTTTGCGGTAAATTTTGCTTAGTGCGGGATATTATTCCATTGACTTCATCAAGAGTTTTCCCTCCCAAAATTCTGCTGTTAATATTCATTACCGTTAAGCCAAATTCATTTTGTGTTGTCTGCAGCAATGCAGGTTCATTAGTTTGGATATCATAATAATCTCCAAAATGTACCTCTGAAATATACATTCCGCCTTTAGCTTCATATTCCCTAATAGTCTCTGATATTACATTATATACTTCTGGCTTTATATCCGTTGTTGAAGCCATCAAATCAAAATCATCAACATCTATTGATTTTATTATATCACTTTCAGTTGCATTTACAACCGATACTTCAAACCCGTTCCACGCCTTGGTTTTCTTCAAGTCCACTGTACCGCACTCATACCGAAGCCGGCTTGTCTCTTCCGGCACTCCACATGTCTTGCAAAATTCTTTGTACTTGGCGGTTTTCTCCTTGATTTTAACCTGCAGCTCTCTGGTATCATTTCCCAGTGCCTCTTCTGCTTCCTTTTCCCGCTTCATTGCCCGGATATTCCGCTCCATAGCACGCATCTTCTGGGTCATGGCATAGTAGTCGTAGGTTTTGCCATCTATGGTGACAGGCTTCGGCTCCGCCTGTTCTTTCGGTAGGCTGGAAGCGCCCTCAAACCACACATAATGCCTATGCCGGCAGTTATAGCCGTATAGACCAGCAGGGTCACTCTCATGCGCTCCATCCACACTGTAGCCGGTAGCACGCCACAGGTCTGTTATATAGTTCTGCCCGATGCGCTTGGCTTCCTCTCGGTAGTCCTGCCCCTCTTTGATGTAGTACACTCTGCCCTGCCATTGCTCATGGTTGGCATGTCCGGTTCCCTTGTTGCGGGCACCCCAGTGCTTGGACACGTAGACCAGGTTCTCACCTGTCTGTTTGATGTTCTCATCCTGTATCTTGCCCGCCAACTGGTGGCACCCGGTACGAACGGCAAGACGGGCGGCAGTGTCAAGCTGCATGGAATAACCACTCGCAAAGTCAATAGACCTTAAGCCGCTCTGGGCAAGGTCATGTACCACATCACGAACAACCTTATCCTGTGAGAATGTGCCAGAGCATATTTTTATGACCGCCTTATCCAGCTCCTTGCGGTATGCGTTCTCGATGCCCTCATAGCCGCTCATGGTCTTAAAACCTGTGGTCTGTGTCATATTCTTAAGCTCGCCATTGGTCTGCGCCGAAAAAGCATCCATAAGCTCTTTCAGGTAGGAATTGTCCGTCAGCTCTTTTCCTGCCTCTTTCCAAACGGAAAGGTCATTTGCCCATGACATATTACCGGCTCCAGCAACTATCTCCTCATTGGCTTTATAGGCTGCCTTGGTGATGTCATTTATAATCTTCCGCACTTCTCTTTTATATTCCAGGGTGTTCTTTGCCACTGCCTTGCGGAAATCTGGGTCAGCATTCAGCATCTTCATGGCTTCCTTGCGGATTTTTGCCGGACTATACCCCAGTTTCATCATGGCTATGGCCTGCAGCTCCGCCGTGCGGCTATATGTAAGGGTCTTGGCTATTCTGCGTGCAATATCCGCTATGACCTCTTTCTCAAGGTACTGGAACAGAGGAACTATAGCCGCGGATATATATTCTAACTGTTCATCTGTAAGCATAGGCACCTCCCTCCGTTAATCTTCTGCTTCCGGGTCCTGTTTCTGTTCCTCTTCCTGCTTCGCTTCCACCATTGCCCTTGCTTCTTCTTCGGTGATGCTGTATGCGTCCATGAGATACCAGATTTTCAGCTCCGGGATATCGAAGGAAAGGGCATCGTTGCGCTTGCGTTCCAGCTCGGCTTCTTTGTCCGTGATGTAACTGTCGTCGAAATCCACAAGAATGTCCTGCTCCAGATTGAACGCCTTGCTCTGGAAGGTGTTGGCAAACCACATAACGGCGCGGCATATGTCCTGTATATACCGGATTCCTTCCTGCCGCTGGCGGTTAAGCTCCTGCATCTGGTCCTGCCTCTCACCAACATACTCGGTCGCTGTGGTAATCTGCCCGTTCTCGAAGCTATACTTCTTGGTGCCGTATCCGAAGGACATGGACAAAAGAGACAATGCCAGCTCAAAGGATTTTGTTACCTGCTCAATTCGGATTTCCGGATTGTATTCCTGTATCATGCCCTTTTCTTCCGGCAGCTTCTCCCCAGTGAACACAAACAGTTTCTTCTGCTCAGGTGTCAGCTTCGGCTTACCATTACTGTCAAACTCACAAAGTAATTCGTTGATAAGAATAATTTTCTCGGCCTTGTCCAAATCGGAAAAAAGAACGTTATAACACAAATCCACGACCTTAAGTGCCGGGATTGCATCCCACAGTTTGGGCAATCCATACCCTTCCATGTCGTCCAAATTGTTTACTTCGGCGTTACGCATCACCGCGAAAGGCTTGACATCACCCAACTGCACACTGCGCTCTCTGTCGGGCAGCTCTGTGCCCTTGTCGTCGAATACATGGGTTTCTGCCACATACATGTCGTTGTCGGTTAATGTGAAAAGGACAAGGGTAATCTGCTTCTTCCCTTTTACCAACGAACAGCCGGAGAACGCCGCCTCGGTTACAATGTCATTCTCCACTGTCAGCGGCATAAAGGCATCTGCCTCCACATAGTTCAGCTTGATTGTACCGCCCTGTACGGAGCCGTTATCCATGAATGTTGCGTTGTCCAGACGGATATAGCACGCCGTTGTGCCGTCCGCAGATGTCTTTTCCAACTGCTTGCGGTACTGGGTGTTGAACTCGCTCCTATCCAGTACATCTTTCACAAAGTCCGCCTGTTCACCGTCTCCGGCGTTGATTTCCAGCACTTCGCACAGGTTCGCATCGTCGGAGCAGCACCGCTTGCCGAAATTCAGCCTGTTCAGCTCGTAGGACTGACCGTTGATAGTCTTGCGCCTGTGGAAGTCCTCAATCAGACGATTGCTGTACCAATCGTCGCATGACTGAATGACGGCAAGCGCCTTGGTGTTTACGGTGTACCCCTTTTTCTGTAGAAAGTTTGTAACGCAATTTTCCATACTCTTCTCCTTATCTCTTCAAGTCTATGTATTCCACAAAGTCCAGCCACGTATAGCAGAAGCTGTCCCACCTGTCGTTTACATTTCCTATGTTCTTGTCCTCCGGCTGGTCTGGCTTCTTTTCGTCCCACCGGAGGAAAGCTATCGCCCTTCGTGTCTGCGTGCAGCGTCTGTTGATTTTCAACCGCCCGCTATTTAAAAGCATGTCCACTGTCTTTGGTCGCTCTGATATTTCATTTTTCCGGCAGCCCTTGATGTTCTGATACGGTAGCCCGGCATCCTTGGCGGCACTCCGCAGGCTGTTAATCATTGTCGTGCTGGCACTGTCCGGGAACACCCAGTCCACACGCCCATATTTTTGAATGCTCTCCCTATAGAACTCCACGAACTTATCACATATCTTCTTACTGTCGATGTCATCCGATAACGGCAATCCGTCCTCTTCCAGTGCTTTGAAGTCATGATACCTGTTCTGGTAGCCGGTAAGATTGTAAGTCGTCATAGAGCCGTTGCCGCCGAAGTCAATACCCATTACAATTTTGAAGAATGGAACCTTAAGCTTTCCCTCATTGTCGAAGATATCCGCATCGTCGAACAAATACGGAGAGTCGTCCTCAGCAAAATACCGGAAGATGATGCCAGATGCCAGCACCCACAGCCCCAATATAAACCGGTCATAGAACACGCCCTTATACATGCGTTCGTATCTCTCGATAATCTTCGCCGCAAGGCTTGGATTGTCTCGCATGGTAAAATGTATGCGTATCATGTTTTTTTCTGTTATTTTGTCAATCCATTCCACCTTGATATAGTGGTCGGGACCTTCCGGGTTACAGTTGAACCAGTACTTGGAGCCATCCACAGAGCATCGACCGGTTGCCTGATTTACGAAGGACTCCGGCATAAGCGCTACTTCATCAAAGAACACGCCTGCAAGTGTGATACCCTGTATTAAATCTTGGGAACCTTCGTCTTTACCACCAAACAGATAGAATGTGTTTTCCTTGGCTCCCATACGGATAACCATGTAATTTTCTGACCTATGTTCCTCCACCCGGTACCCTCGGGACAGAAGCATAAGTTTAAGCTGCCCTATCACGTTACGGCGTAGGGACTGGATTGTCTTGCCGCATATAGCAAAATTCTGTCCTTCAAATGTTTCCATTGCCCACATCACATAAGACAATGACATGACGGTAGTCTTACCGGAACGAATAGAGCCGTCGCATATAAGGCCATCCTTGTCCTCATATGGGCTCCCGGGCATCCACCATTCCAGTACCATTCTCTGCTTGCGGCTGAACCGGGTAAATTTGAACAATGCCTTACGTTTCAACAATATCCTCTCCCTCAAATGTGGTGGCTACATCACTCTGCAGCGCTTCCATGAAACCATCTGACTCGTACTCTGCGGCTTCTCCGCCCTCTTTTTCTGCTTTTCGGCGGTCAAGTTCTGCCTGGTACTTCTTGCTGTCCATATCTACCGGCAGCGCATACAGTTCCTTGATATTCTTTAGGGCACTGGTGACCTGCGAAAGTCCCAGCCTGTCCACCGGTCCCTTCTCCGTCCGAACGTTCTCCTTTTCGTCCACTACTTCCCTGGTAGGCTTTCCAATAGCCATATTGTCTTTATACTCCACCGTTCTGACTTTCCTTTTATCTCTCACAACATACTGTTCAAGCTCACTAATCGCCTGTTCGGCTTTATCCGTTGCCATATCAGCAATCTGTAGTAGCCGGGCAATACGTTCTGCGTCTTTATCGGAAGATTTCTCCAGTGCTTTCTGTCCTATAGTTTTCCTATATTCTATCCTTTTCCGTACCCATTCTTCATCTTGACAGTGTTGCTGCATACTTTTAACTGAAACCGAATATTTATCTGCCAGCTTTTCAAGACTGCAAGGCTTTCTGCTTATATCCGTCACGTATTCGTGCTCTATAGCCACCCATGAGATACATTCCGAACGTTCGTTTTTCCTGTTCGCGTCACATTCCGAACGTTCGCCATTCCAGTTATGGGTACTTTTCCATCGTCTTACCGTTCCCGGAGGTACATCCAACTGCGCCGCAATGTCTACCAGCTTCATGCCCTGCTTATACATCTCATATGCCTTATCACTTAATGGATTTTTCTTTGCTGCCACTGACTACCTCCTTTCTGGCAATAAAAAAGATACCGCATCCTTTTGGGATATGGTATCTCTTAGCAGGCGCCCGGATTGTCCACCGGAGCCTCACGTTTCCGTGTGTTCTCCTTCCTAAACTACTTCCTGCATCACAATGATACCATACCTTTCCTTCTCTTTCCACTGGAAATGCCTAAATTCCTCTTCGTCCTCCGCGTCTTCCTCGTGTAGTTCCTCTCTGGTCGCTTCGTCTGCCTCCCATCTGGGCATCGGCGATATTCAAAAACTCATTCGTTTTCCGTCGGTCTTCAGCTATCTGTCGTTCTCTCTCTGCTGCCTGTTTTGCGGTGTAGGTCTTCACTTCATACCCCGCAGACTTGGCATTTTTCATAATCTGCTCCGCTGACAGAGAAATCTCTTCGCCATTGTCCTTATACACTTGCCCGTTTCTGATTACAAACCGGGACATACTGCCCTTCATATTTACATCAAATGCAACTGTCCCTTTATCACTTATCCCGCTACTGGCTCCTCTACCGCCCATATTTTATCCTCCCTCTACAGGCTCAAATATTTATATTTATTTTTCTTTGCGTACTTTACAGCTTCATCCAAAGTATCAAAGCGCATCCTAACATCTTCCTGTGTTTTTATCCCCTGTTTATGATAGTTACCTTCATCATCCCAGTTTGAAATCACATCTCTTTTTCCTGTCATGTAATACCTATATCCCTGCTTATTTGGCTCGGGCTGCTTGTGTATTACGACTTGTCCAGCCCCATGCTGACTTGATATTCCGCTGCTACCGCCTCTGCCCCCCATTACCGTTTACCTCCATTAAACCAGGCATCAAAGTTTTTAATTCGGCGATTTCTCGCTCTCTGATATGTAGTGGTTTCCATTTGTGCATGTCTTTCCTGGACATTTGAAGCAGCTTCAACCTTTTTAGAAAATTCATGCATCTTATCCTGTATAGCGCTATTCATTGCTACAAGTTTTCTATGCTCTATAGCGAGTTTCTGGTTCTTAAATACAGCTTCCTCACTTCCAAGCTTGGCAATCCTTCGGTTATTATCGTTCAGCCTATCAATGATATAGCTGGAAACCTTAACTGCCTCATTTTTAGTGTCTATCGATTTGATGTAATCTGTATCTTCATTTCGTATGATTTTTTCCAACCTGCTATCTGCCTGAACCTTATAATCACTTCTAAGCGCATCGCTCTTTTTAGCTGAATTAAAATAGACTTTTGCCATTAACTTTGACACCGGCTTTTCATTCAACAGACTGCTGGCTCCACGTCCTCCAAAGAACTGCAAATTCATCTTCATAATTTCACCTTTTCTTTTTATACATAAATTCAAGATTTTTACCTGTCCAGTCAACTTCACTTGCTGATACCGTCTTTTTCACAACCCTAAAACCTTTCTTAGGAGTGCCAAATGCCGTTTTAGTCCACTTTTCTGCTTTTGAAGGATTAATAAAAATCCAATCACCATCATTTATTTGCTTTCCGGGTGTGGCTCTATATATTGTTATTTTAGAGTCGGGATTGTTCATAGCATTTTGTATTATCTGTAAATCGTAAGTATCTTTCTTACTATTTTCAGATAATCTATCTGTTGCTAAATACATCCTATCAAGTGTTATTCCTGTCCCCGCTGCCTTTGCGTAACCTTTATTTCCTTGGTAGGATAAATCTGATGTAGCTCCCCGGCCGCCAAAATACTGCAAATCCATTACCATTGCGCTACCTCCGCTTCATTCCACTTCTCGCTAAATGCCTTAACCCGCACGATATTGCCCTTGCACTCTTCTGGCACCTTGCCGTAGAAGATAATCTGTGTAGGTTGCAGCCTGTCTACCATCTCAAAATAACCGTCAAGAAACTTCCGCTTGCGCTCCTTGCTGTTCTGCGTACCCACGGAAGATATTGCCACCACACTGTGTGTAGGTTCTCCATCAAAGCACCATTCAAAGGAAGACTTGTCGCTCCAGCATATGGTAGGAATTACCCTTATGCCATGCTCCTGCCAGTATGCGGCCAGCCAGTGCTTCCGATAGTGGTTATATATCTGCAGCGCCTTGGGGAAATCCGTATACAAAGAGAAATCAGGGGACATCACATAGGCGAACTGCTGCAGGGTGCTGATATATCTGTCTGGGTCTGTCCACAGGCGCAGGAACTGGTAGTCGTCAAGGAAGAAATGCACTCCCTTCTTTTCCCTGTCCTTGGCTGTGCCGGCATAGTTATATCCAATCCAGTCGCAGCCTTCATATTGTGTAGGTGCTATCTGCGGTACCTGGTATTCCCCGATGCCGTCATATATTGCTCTTTGCACGTTTTCATAATTTCTCTGTGTCTTATACATTCTTCCTCCCGGATAAAACAAAAAGAGCCGATACACGGATTTCTCCGCATATCGGCTCTTAGGCGCTACTTGATGCTAATTACATTATTTGAAAAATATTCTTTTTGTTCTCTTCGCTCACCATTAACTGTAATTTGTTAAAGTCGCAATCATACCCAACACCAAAATGTTTCATAATTTTTTCAAGCTCTTCCCTTTGGGTATCATCAAAGTATCTTTCTAAAAAGTCTTTCTGCATATTTTTATCGGTTACTTTGTGTTCATAAAGAAGCACACTGGCATCATGTACTATCATTTCATTCATAACTGTCCCACCTACACTTTATCATTCATATTAGAATTATACCATACTTCTTTCATTACTTTCCACAATATTTTGAAATTTTAATAAGAATACCAGCTATATTGTAATAAGGGAATTATATCACTACTACAATTGCAATTCAATTCTTAAAATACCATTACCGTCGACAAATTACGACAATCTTATTTCACTACCTGGAATTTCTTCCTTCTCTTTGTCGCATAGCTATTAGTAATTTTGTACCTAATACATTCGCACCGCCACATATACTTTCCTTTTCCATCATAGGCTCTACACTCTTCGCATACAAAACATGGTTCGTCCATTTCCCCGGTACAGTTATCAAAACACTCGGTATTGTTTGCGCAATGGTTACATATACAGTCACCACACGGAATTGCGGCGGTACTGATAGCTTTCTTTGGCGGCTCTGGTGTTGGTGGTATCATGCCAAGTTCTTCAAGTGTTATCTGATTGTTCATAAGTTTTCCGGCTTCTCGCACCGCTCAAATTCGATAACCAAAACGTAGGGGCTTGCATCCCAGCCGTAACGGTCAATGTCGGATTTCTTGATGGTGCTGTTCCACAACTTCTCAAACATTTCACGCTGGTTGCCATCGAAATAAGATGCTTGTGGATGTACATGGCTGTTAAGTCCCTCTTTAAGCACATCCTGTCCGGTTATCTCTTGCAGTCTCTCTACCCGCACATCCGTAACCTTAAGCCAGATACGTGCCGCTTCTTTCGGCATGTGGATGGAAGGGTGCCATTTTATGTTCACTTCCTTTCCGTCCGTATAAAATTGCTCTGTGTTGAAATAATTCGCACGATACATATATCGTAATGGGCTTTTGTACCATGTTTCTCTAACATACAATATGTCTCCCGGCTCATATTTCATATCTACCAAACACTTAATAAATTGTGCATCTGGAATATCGGGATTGCTTTTCCTTGCCGGGCTGTTCAATACATTATCTACCTTTTCTGCCTTGATAATTCGCCGGGTGCAAGTCTTCCGTCCGTCCAGAATTGCCCGAACCATCTCTTTATTGAATAAAATCGGTTTAATTGCCATCTACACCGCCGCCTTTCACAATCTCGATAGCTTTTTCTATTGCCCTGTTCCATTCCAAATCTTCATCAGTCCGCACGACTCTGAATTTGTCACTTAACTGCTCCACGACCTTGTCCGGGTCATAGGCGGTCGGATAATCACGCAATGCGTAAATTACGTCTTGCATGTCCTCCGCATCACCAAACATAACCGTTCTTTCAAATGCTTCCGCATCAATCAGCCTTCCCATTGTCTGCCCTCCTGTTCCAATATTTAACGGCTTCTTCTTCCGTCGGTGCGCATGCTGTATTTGCAAGACAATCATCACATGATACCCAGGGTGTACTTGTGTTCCAAATACGTATATTCTTTCCGCCGCAAAACGGGCATGGCTTAAGTTCTTCGCTCATTCTTCATCCTCCATCACAATCTCACAATGCCCCTTGATTCCTTCAATCATCAAACACCAGCCAAGAATAATGTCCGATGTATTCATGTCTCGAAATCCATCAAGAATCATAGTCAGGCAGTCTTTTACAAGATTTGCTTTTTCTTTTAGATTTGCTTTTCGTGTTCGCATTCTTGTTTCCTCCAATCAATACAATCTCTGACCACATCCACAGTATCCGGGATAAGGCATTAGATTATGGCACTTCGGGCAGAAGTACTTCCCTTCAATGATTTCTCTTGGAACTGTCGTCTGCTTTTCCATTGCTTCCCGGCATTCTTCCGGTGTGCCGATTGCCCGATACTGCTGTACCTCTTCCAGTGCCTTGATTGATAATCTCTTGGCTTCTGTTGGCAAAGGTCCATGTGCTACAATCATATTTAAAACGTCAATCGCTTCGTTTTCCGTCATTTTTACTCCTTTCCCGGCTCCAGTGCCGGCACCAACTTGTCATGCAATCCTCGTAGCTTATATAGCACCCGGTAGCTGTGCAATGGCTCGTAGAACCGCTTGTGTGGTTATGCCGGCAGTTGCAGCATACCTTTCCGTTTTTCTCACTCATGGCTGCACTCCATTTCTTTCAGCTTGGCTTCGGCTTCCTCTTTTGTTAAAAACCAAGTATCATTAAATTCTTCAAGTGCAATAATTTCATGGCAATCTGGGTCGATATAAATTTCAAAGCAAAAGCAATCAATATCATCCGCTTCCGAAATCCCTGTTATACTTGCTTCCTCTATTCCATAAGGTTTTATGATATAGATGTTGTCTCCAACCTTGCACGGCAACCGCAAGAGTAATCCCTGCTCCTCGGCATCCTCGTAATCTTTTAATTTGAAATATACTTTCAGCCAGTATTCTGCATTATTTACAAGCGTTGGTATTTCTTTATCGCTATTTGTTAATCTCTCCATCCTACACCTCCAACAGTTCCGGGTTATCGTCGATTTCTGAGCCAACAACCTTAATCTGAAAGCATTTGTCAATGTCATATAATCCGTTCTGAACCCTGCCTTCTATATACCAAAGACCTTCAATAAAAGAAATTTTTCCAACTCCTGTATCCATCTGACCAGAGCATCCGTCAGCATCACTCACAAATACAATATCATTTTCCCAAATCAGCTTACCGTTCTTGTCCTGAAGTCCGGTACACCAACAAATTGTGGATGGATCAATTTCCAGAGCATATAAATCTGATGCGTAACTAGGGACGATATAGTATTTTTCCCTTCCGGTAAATCCATATCGTACCAAACCGCCAATAACCCATTCTCCGTTATCAGTTCGTTTTGCTTTGCATAAATATCTATCTTCCATGCTTTTACCTCCCTCCTAAGAACGTGTTCATCATCCTGTCTTTCCAGTGTGGCTCCGACGGCGCCGTAAACTGTGGCTGATAAGGTGGGGGTGCCGGTGCCGGCATCCAAGCTATGATATTCACTGTATCTGTATCATCTCCAAGTACAAACCGTCCATTGGTGAAACGTACAAAGCAGCACCGTTCTCGGTATGTATCCCACCCCAGAACACTATTAAGGCTATCTTCCGGTAGTCTTTCTTCTACCGGTATCCATTTCTGCTCCATGTGCAGTCCTCCTTATGGTCTGGTTTCCACATCTACGGGAAATTCTGTGTGGAAATACAGTTTATAGTGATATGGGTCTGTATGGGTTCCGGTTATATCCTCCACCACGTACATGGTGTACTGGTTCAGATATATGTAATTTTTCTTGTACTCGTTAGGTCCAACTTTTACAGTACAGACCAACTCTCCGCTTTCATTATTGGATATTGACATGTATCCCTCCGCTTCAAGGATAACCATGTCTGTTCTGGCATTGTATACCGTGATTTTTCTTTCACACTCAAAATAATCTGCCTGTTTAGAAATGTTTGCATTTACCTTATCTGCTTCAGTGTATCCTGCCAGCATCATAACTACACACATCATTGCTACTACTGTTAAAATTTTTCTCTTCATATCATTGCCTCCTGATTATTATTTTTTCGCCCTCGGATTGATTTTCAGTCGTACCTCATCCCATTCTTTCCACAACCAAAGCGGAATGCCTTTCTTGGGGTCTTCCAGTTCCTGCTCATGCAGGGGCTCAATATGGTAAATCTTGTGGTACCGTGCCCCTGTCACGCACAGATGCCTGGCGCTGCTTATGGATATGCCGAAAAAATCCGCTATTTCTTTAGCCGTCAATATCCGATATGGCTTTTGGTTCTTTAATAGCTGGTATTTTGTTTCTTCCATGTTCTTCTCCTTACATGCCCGTCATAACACTTCCAACCGTCTGCGTCAGAGGGTCAACCGGCATTTCCATTACTACTCCGGCTTCTTCGTATAACGCCCGTATCCATGTATGGACTTCGTTCTTGTCCGTCTGGTACCGCAACAGCAGCTCTTGCATATATTCTTCTACACGGGTAAGCCGTTCTTTACCGAAACCGTATTCCTCCGCCAGTGCGGTGAAGAAGAAAAGCATGTATCGTGTTGCCTGTTCATTGATGGTGTTCTGCGGAGCAATCTGCTTCTTATCCAGCCAGTACTTATAAGTTCCCTTTCGTGCCGTAATGTCCTTTTCGGTGTATTCCTGCCACTCTATCGTCCATCCGGCCTTATCGAACAGTCTCTTGCTTATATCCTTCAGATCAATGTTTCCTTTCTGCCATTCAGCTTCCATGTCATTTACCCTGCCGGCTACACATGAGATACGTTTTCCCTTAAATCCTTCTTTTCGCATAATCACGAAGGAACACATAATTCCCATTGCCGTCCAGGGCGCCCGCTCTGCCATACGGCTTTCTCTCGCTATCATGTTGCACTGTGCAATGATTTCTCTTGGTGTTAAATGTCTTTTTCCCATTTCCTGTTCCTTTCCGGCGCCCACTCCTGCATTTTTTCCTTTTCATACTTCACCGCTTTGCTATAAAACGTCTTAGCGCACATATTACAAGCCTGCGCTGCTTCTTCTATTGTGATTTTCCCTGTTCTCCAATCTTCACGCACCTGATAGAAGTTATCTGGAATGGGAATTGATGGTCTGCCAAATTTTATGCCCCTTGCTTTCGCTGCAGCAATCCCCTCCGCCTGTCTTTGCTTAATATTGGTGCGCTCGTTTTCTGCTACAAAAGAAAGTACCTGCAATACTATGTCGCTAAGGAATGTACCCATTAGGTCTTTCCCTCGCCTTGTATCAAGCAACGGCATATCTAACACAACAATATCAGCTTCTCGAAAACGTGTAATTCTACGCCATTCCTGAATGATTTCATCATAATTTCTTCCCATCCGGTCTATACTTTTTATGTACAGCACATCTCCTTTTTTCAACTTGCGGTACAGAGCTTTATACTTTGGGCGGTTAAAATCTTTCCCAGATTGTTTGTCTGTAAAAATGTTGCAATCTTCTATGCCATGCTCCCGTAACGCATCAAGCTGTCTGGCTTCGTTCTGTTCTTTGGAAGAAACCCTTATATAGCCATATTCCATACTGTTTCTCCTATTTACGCAAACCGGAGCTGTCCGGTCTGCTCTGCTGCTATTCTCATGTTCGGTGTCCGCTCTCCGTTTATCATGGCATCACCTCCGGAAAGTCACCAAAATTCATCTGCAGGTCAGCTTTGTAATTCATCCATACGGTTTCTATGCGCGGCTTACCATGTTCCGCACAGCTTGAAAATTGTCTTTTCTCCCAGCCGGACAGATAATCGTTATACATATCCGTTTCATACCCGGATATCATAATTTTTGCCCTGCTTTGGAGTATCATTTGAAGCAGTTCTTCATGCTCCGCATCTGTCATCTCATGCATGTATTGCTTACCGCTCCGGGTACCAAGCATGTAAGGCGGGTCTAAGTACATAAATACCTGACTATAATTAAATCTCTCTATCACTTCCAGTGCCGGTCTGTTTTCAATCTGCACCTTCCGCAATCTCTCTGTTATGTCAATAATCCAATCTGGCAGGCGGTACCAGTTCCAAAGAGCATAAGCTTTTTCCCTGCCAACCACATCATTTTTCCAGCCTACCTTGTATCCATTGGTTCTGAACCCGTGTCCTTGCCAGCACTTGATTAAAAAGCCTGCTGCCCGCTGGAAATTACTTGCGTACAGTGTACTTGTGCATCCCTCAAACTGCCGCTCGTACTCTTCCCTGCTGAAAGGGGTCGTCATGACAAGTCGTGCAAGTCGTTCAGAGTCTTTCTGAATGCAGCGGAATAAGTTCACCACATCACTGTCCAAATCATTAACTGTTTCGATATCTGATACCGGTTTGTTGAACAGCACCGCTCCGCTTCCAAAGAATGGTTCAACGTAGCTGTGATGCTCCGGTATTAACTCAACCAACCGTGGAGCAATGTTCCACTTACTACCTGGGTATTTAATTACTGATTTCATTTTCTTTTGGAGCCCGATATATCGTTACCCCGGCCGGAGGCTCGACTCCTTTCTTTTTTAATGAATTTAAGAATTTCCATAATTAAATTCGCTATTAAGTTGGCTATTACGTTCGTTATCACACTCAAAATAATCTTTTCCACCATATTGATATCCTCCTGTTTTGTTTTTTCAAAGTTAATATGATAGAAAAAATTTTTTTCAAAGTGTTTTTTTGTATTTTTTTACAAATTTTTCAAATCCATCTCAATCTGTACCGCCGGCACATCTTCCCAACCTACACCGATATAGTCAAGAACCTTGCCCCATCCATACTGTTCTCCGGTCTGTTCATTTTTGATGCATTTATACATCCAAAACGCCCATTCCATAGGGTTATCCTCTCGGAGACGGTCAAATCTGTGCGGTCTTTCTTCCAGGTGGATGCCAAAACCACACATGGAGCATCCGGTTCTCTGCGCTCTGGTGGTAAAATAATCACCATTCTCATGCTGCTTAATCTCACCGTAGGCAGTCGGTACAATGGTTTCCAGTGGTTCATACGGAATGGTGTTTCCGTCCTTATCCTTGGAGTACGGCTGCTTGTAATACAGTTCCTTGAATACCTCGATATGTTCGTGATACCACTTGTCCATCTCCAAAGCTAACCGCAGTATGTCATTTCTCGTAAATATTGCGAAGGGGGCAGACCTCATAACTGTCTTGCCGTAGTAATTACAGCCATGCTCTACCAGTGCCTCTTCTCTCTGCCCACCCTCAGATGCCATCATGCCAAGGTAGGGAAAGCTGTTATGCTCCTTTGCCCAGTCATCACAGGGCTTCTCTTTCAGCCAGTAGCAGCAGTCGTTTGATACCAGAAAATCAGGATGCTTGTAATTGACTCCCTCATTTTCATTCTCATAACCGCCGAACAGCTTAAGCCATTTCTGTGGCAGTTTCATGCGGCTGTTCTTGGCAAAATGCCCCTGCTCTCCACATTCGCCTGTGATAATAGCATGCCGGACAGTTTTATTGTCCTCGGTGGGATGTTGCAGCATATCAATCTTTCCGGCTATCCTTTTGCTGATAACAGGAAATCCGCACTCATTCAGTACCTCAACCTTTGTCTTGTAGGACTTCACCAGTTCAATGCCTAAAGCCTTGTGTACTTTCTGATTGCCCTTATCCTCTACTGCCGATACAGATATAGCAGGAACATGAATGCCTATACTGTGTAACCAGATAAACAATGTGATGCTGTCCAGTCCGCCAACAGATACATGGCATCCTTTTTCCCTCTTCTGCATTTCCTCGTAGAACTCATATGCCTTTCCTTTTTGCCGTTCCAGCTTCTCCTCATATGGCAGTTCCTGAAGTTCCGTAAAGTTCCGCTTCATGTCCTGCTTAGCTTTTCGCCATGCATTCTGCACGGCATCCGGCGCCGCATCTTCTATGCCGGTAACCTCTTCTTCCTGTTCAAACAATGATAATTGTCTCATATTCCCAGTAACCTCTTTTCCAGTTCCTCGTAGTCATAATCCCTCTGCTGGAAATCATTAAAACGATTTTTTCCAACAGCAGCAGGCTTATTAGGCTTTCGGTACTTGCCTGGCAGATAGTCCAAAAATGTATTGTCAGTCAGAAACCTGTCCGGGTTCTTGATGTACCGTTCCTGCGTATCCTGTATCTGTACCGCCTCCGCATAGTTTCTAACTGCTGCCAGTACATCCTCTTCTGGGACATTGGACAACAGCACATCAACATATGCCTTTTCTGTCAGCGAACGGTTTCCCTTTTTCGGGTAGGCATCCCAGAATTCATCAAAATGCACCGCAGGGGATATAGGGGGATTATTAGTTTTAGTTTTGTTTAGTTTAGTTTTATGAATGGGTATACTTTGTGGTACAGTTTGCGGTTCACATTGCGGTACAGTTTGCGGTTCAATTTGTGGTTCTCTGTGAACCACAAGACTATTTATGTGATATATCGCAGCTTGGTTTCCTCGTCTGGGACGCCAAGTTATATAACCGCATTGGGCAAGCTTATTTCGGGAACGTTTGACAGTGGATTCATTAACACCTGAATAAATAGCTAACACCGATAACGCTACTGGAAATTCGTTTTTCCAACCCGATTTATTAGCTATGGACATCAATGCGTACCATAAGGCTATATCTGGTGAAGAAAGTGAATTTATGACGAGCGTATCATAGAATGCTTTTATTTCAGTTAAGTAATTAAGTTCATTGAAATTCATTCCGTCAATCTCCCGTGTATGTAATCCTCATAAAGTGCCTTTGCTACCACAATATTTCTGAACACAGATACGGCTCGTTTGGGTTCCTGCCGTATATAACCCTGCAAGTCCTGTAAAAC